AAACACTACTTACCGCATGATGCAAAGGCAAGAACTTTGGCAAGCGGTGGGAAGTCGGTGATTGAGCAAATGGCAACGCACTTGGGCATTAACAACTTGGCGATTGTGCCTAGTTTGACCGTTCAAGATGGTATTCAAGCCGTGAGGATGGCATTGCCAAGATGTTGGTTTGATGCCGAGAAGTGCGCAGATGGCATAGAAGCGTTGAGACAGTATCAGCGTGAGTATGACGAGGACAAAAAGGCTTTTAGGCAAACGCCCAAGCACGATTGGACAAGTCACCCCGCTGATGCCATGAGGATGTTAGCAATTAGTTGGCGGGAAGAACCGAAAGACAAACCGCCTGACCCGAGTAAAGTGTTGATTGTTGGCCCCGAAAACGAAGTCACAATGAACGATATGTGGGCAATCCACAAACAAACCGCTAGGAGTAATCGAATATGAGTGGAATAAATACACCTTACGCATACCAATATGAACACGTCGCCGCGAGCCAAACGGCTCAAGTTTTGGGTGGCACGGGCGCAGCGGGGGATTACATTCACCGCCTAGCTTGCACCGTATCAACCGCCGCAACGGGTACGGTTAGCATTCTTGATGGCGCAACTTTTACACATTTGTTGTTGCCCGCATCACCTGGGGGTGGTGTTGGTCAATACGACATTGAATTAAACGTGCGATCTAGAAATGGCGCATGGAAGATCACCACGGGCGCGGGCGTTGAAGTGTTAGCCATTGGCATTTTCTCGGCTTAATCATGTCTAAAGCGGGACTTTATGCCAACATCTTGGCAAAACAGAAACGGATCAAGGCGGGTTCGGGTGAGAAGATGAACAAAGTGGGCAGTAAAGATGCCCCTACCGCTAAAGATTTTAAACAAGTTGCTAAGACTGCAAAGCCTGAGAACAAATGACAGCCGCATGAAGTTGCTGAAAAGGAAACAAAATGGCTGAATTAGTCCCAACGGAAGTTGACAAGTACAACACCCTTATAGCCACTTATGACAACGAGTTCAAGAAGTGGGAAGCACGCACTAAAAAAATCATTAGGCGCTACAGGGATGACACACGAAGCGCAAGCGGCAATGACACCGCTAAGTTCAATATTCTGTGGTCTAACGTACAAACCCTAATCCCCGCTGTTTATAGCAAGATGCCTAAGGCCGATGTAAGCCGTAGGTTTGGGGACAATGACCCGATTGGCCGTGTAGCGTCAACATTGGTTGAGCGTGCATTGGACTTTGAGATTGAGCATTACACCGACTTTAGAAGCACGATGCGTCATGCGGTGGAAGATCGGTTCTTGGGAGGCCGTGGCGTGGCATGGGTTCGTTATGAGCCGCACGTTGTCGAAGTGCCTGGAATGCCCGAAACATCCGAAAACGATGATGGCTTGCAAGTCACCGAAGATGCGGACGAAGCGGAAAGCCAAGACTTTATGGCGGGCGAAGTTGGGCCGATGGAGCAGATTGAGTACGAGTGCGCACCAACTGATTACGTCCATTGGGCTGATTTTGGCCATAGCGTTGCCCGTACATGGGAGGAAGTGACCCAAGTATGGCGTTGGGTCTATATGACCAAAGACGCATTGGTTGAGCGTTTTGGTGAGGAAGCCGCCAAAAACGTCCCATTGGATAGCGGCCCCGATCCTTTATCCAATTATGCAAGTAGCCAAAAAGAATATACACGGGCAAAGATTTGCGAATTGTGGGACAAAGACACCGCCAAGGTCTATTGGTTTAGCAAGCAAGGCAACAAGTTCATTGATGTACGCGATGACCCATTAGATTTAGAGCAATTTTTCCCATGTTGCAAGCCTTTGTATGCAACGATGACAAGCGATAGCCTTGTTCCCGTTCCCGATTTTGTACTCTATCAAGACCAAGCTAATGAGTTGGACATCTTGAGCGACCGCATTGATGGTTTGGTCAAGTCATTGCGTGTTCGGGGTGTTTACGATTCAAGCGTTCCCGCATTACAACGATTGTTAACCGAGGGTGATAACAACTCTTTAATCCCCGTTGACAAATGGATGGCGTTTAGTGAAAAAGGCGGTTTAAAGGGTGCAATCGACCTTTTGCCGTTGGATACCTTGGCAAGTGCTTTGCTTCAATGCTACCGAGCAAGACAAGAAATCAAGCAACAAATCTATGAAATCACGGGTTTGTCGGACATTTTGAGGGGTGCTTCGGTTGCAAGCGAAACCGCGACCGCCCAACAAATCAAGGGACAATTTGCAAGCCTTAGATTGCGTTCTATGCAAGAAGAAGTGGCCTTGTTTGCCTCCGACTTAATTAGGCTCAAGGCACAAATCATTTGCACCAAGTTCCAACCGCAAACAATATTGCAATATGCGGCGGCAAGCCAAATGCAACCCGTGGATCAACAGATGATCCCCCAAGCGTTGCAATTGCTTAAAGACAAGCCTTTGCGCAATTTCAGAATTGAGGTGGCAGCGGATAGTTTGGTTCAATTGGACGAAGCGGCAATGAAGCGTGAGCGTACCGAGTTCATTGGTGCATTTGCGGGATTCTTACAACAAGCAATGCCCGTTGCACAAGCCACCCCCGAAATGACACCCGTTTTGATGGAAATTATGAAGTTTGGCATTAGTGCATTCAAGTCATCACAAGAACTTGAGGGCGTTATCGACCAAGCGTTAGACCAAATTAAGCAAAAAATGGCTCAACCACCACCGCCCAAACCCGACCCCGAAATGATGAAGTTGCAAGCGCAACAACAATCGGAACAAATGCGTGTCCAAGCGGATATGCAAATCGCCCAAGCTAAAGCACAATTTGAGGCTCAAAAACAACAATTTGATGCTCAATTAGAAAGCGCAAAACTTGAGCGTGAGCAACAAATGGAACGCTTCAAAGCCGAATTGGATGCCCAAACCAAGATTCGCGTGGCTCAAATTAGCCATTCCGCGTCTTTGTTGCCCGAAGATATGGACGCACAACAACAACTTAACGCGCTATTGAATCAAGATTTTAGAAGTATGATTCAATCAATGATGCAAACATTAAACGATTCGCATCAACAATTTATGCAGAGCCACAACAACAATGTTGGTGCAATGCAAGAAATTATGCAAAATCAAAATAATCACACAGAGACAATGAAAAATGTGGCTGATTTAATCACCGCGCCAAAACGAATTGTGCGCGGCCCCGATGGTAGAGCCGTTGGCTTGGAGGTTATTAAATGATTGAAACAACTAAAGGTCAAATGGATGAATCCTTGCTTGAAAAGCGAGAAGGCCAATCCGATACCGATACCGAAACAACCGAATGGGTTGAATATTGGTTAGATGGTGAATTAGTGCATCGTTCGGTTCATGTCAAACTTAAACACGCGGCCCTTGCTGATGGCGCTGCTTCATCTTTTTAAGGAAACAAAATGGCAAATTCAACGGCAATGTGTACCAGTTTCAAAGGCGAATTGCTTACGGCAACGCACAACTTCACACCAAGTACGGGCAACACGTTTAAGGCGGCTTTGTACTTTGCAACGGGTAGTTTGGGCGCGGCAACTACCGCGTATTCCGCAACCAATGAAGTTACCAACACTTCTGGAACGGGTTACACGGCGGGCGGGGTTACGGTTACAAATGCAAATGCACCCGCAACAAGCGGCACAACGGCATATTGGACACCCTCGGCTAGCTTTACATGGACTGCTTTGACGGTTACAACCGCATTTGATGCCGTTTTAATCTATAACTCAAGCGCGAGTAACAAGGCGGTTAGCGTTCATAACTTTGGATCGCAAACGGTAACGGCGGGAACTTTCACGTTGACCATGCCTACTAACGATGCGTCCACAGGTCTTTTGCGTATTGCGTAATGGCACAAGGGCCTTGGGGCACGGGTACTTGGGACGATGCTCAATGGGATAGTCTCCCATTAACGGGCAATCAAGCTACGGGTGGCGTTGGCAGCCCAAGTATTGCCGTTAGTGCCGCATTAACGGGTGTCCAAGCTACGGGCGCAGCGGGGACTTTATCAGACGCAATTGCAACCGCAATCACGGGCGTAAGCGCTACAGGCTCTGTTGGCTCAGTTGCCAACAATATCAGCATTGGGTTAACGGGCGTTCAAGCCTCGGGTTTAGCGGGCAATGAAAGCGAATCCATAACCGTTGGCTTGAGTGGCGTATCGGTTACAGGCTCGGTTGGCACTCCCGTTTCAAGTGGTACATTAGCTTTAAATGGCGTATCGGCAACGGGCGCGGTTGGTAATGTTGTTGCCGTAGTCACAAAAGTTGTCCAATTAACGGGTGTTCAAGCGACAGGCGCGGTGGGCAATGTCACGCCTCCAATTCCCGTCATTTACCTTGATGACACGCATGACCCAGGCCCTGATAAGCTCAAAAAGCAACTAAAACGTGAGCAAGAGAAGAACAAAAAGCGCAGGGATGAGATTATTGCGGCATACGAGCGCATTGTTGAGGGAAAAATCCCCGAAGAAATAATCGCGCCTTACGTTGAAACATTTGCTACAATCGCAACCAAGCAAAATGTCACATTGACAGACATTGAAAAAATGTTGTTTAATTTGGACAAAATGCAGTTAATTTGGGACGACCACATCGAATCAGATGACGAGGAAATTTTGCTACTATGAGAACAACTTACGTTATGCGTAATGGCGAATTGGTTGAAAAACACAAAACCAATGACGATATTGATGCCCCCATGATAATGGGCGACATTTCTCCTTATCAATCAATGATTGATGGCTCGATGATTCAGAGCCGTAGCCGACACCGTGAACATCTTAAAGATAATGGATGTATCGAGGTGGGCAATGAATCAATGGAAACTAAACTCACCGCCCCCTCAAACGAGAAAAGGCGTGAGGTATTGGCTCAACAATTGGGCAACATGACCCACAACGAAGCCAACAAGATAATGAATTCATTGCGTGAGCAAGCCAATCAAATGAAATATCACAGGAGATAAATTTTGGATACTACAGAACCCATTATTCCATCAGAAGCGCCCGATAATCGCCGCGAGTTACTTTCACAACAATTTGATGAGGTAGCCGAACCCGCCAAGTATCAACGTGAGGATTCGGGTAAATTTGCCTCTAATGATAAACCCTTAGAAAAAGCCGTTGAAGAACCCATAGAAGAACCCGTTTGGAAGCGTGCGCCCGCTAGTTGGAAGAAGGATTATCACGATGTTTGGCAAACCGCCGACCCAAAAATGCAAGAGTATGCTTGGCAACGTGAGGAACAAATGCGCAAGGGCGTTGAGCCTTTAATCTCCAAGGCGCAGTTTGCGGATCAAATTAACGAGGTTGTTAACCCGTATTTGCAGACAATTCAAGGGATGGGTTTAGATACCCCCAAAGCGGTCAAAGCCTTGTTAGAAGCCGACCATATGTTGCGCACAAGTAATGGGCAAGAAAAATTGCAATTATTTAGTAGATTAGCGCAACAATATGGAGTAAACTTAAATGAAGTCAATTTCCAACAAGGGGTTGACCCAACAATTTATGCACTACAAAACGAACTAAATAATGTTCGTGGCGAAGTCATAGGTTGGAAGCAGCAGCAAGAGCAAGCGCAAAATCAGCAGCTTTTGGGCGAAATTGAAAAATTTAGTTCTAAAGCCGAACATTTTGAAGAAGCGCGTCCGACTATGATTCAACTCCTACAGAGTGGCGTAGCGCAGACGTTAGAGGACGCATATGAAAAAGCTGTGCGCCTCGACCCTGAGTTATTTGACAGCGTACAAGTCAGCAAACAGGCCGAATTGGATAACGCAAAACGAGTAGCGGCAGACCGAGCAGCG